TTTCTTTGTTGTCTAGGTACATCCTCTGACTGGAATAAAGCATCCATAGATTCTAAAAGTGAAAGTCTTTCGGTGTCGTTTTCTTCAATTATCCTTTTTAACTCTCTTTGTGGATTAGGTATGTTAAGCCCTGCTTTACCTATAGCACCCCTAACATTCAACAGGGCTTCAAACCTTGTTTTTATGCTTTTGACACGAGCAATCTCATCTAAACGAGCTTGTTCCGCAGCTTCCAGCTCTGATTTGTAGTCAGCTAGTTCAGCGTTGAAAACTTCCATTGAAGGTTTTACAAGTGCGGGGTGTAGAAGAATACGGTCGTATAAATCTAGTTCTTCATTTTGATGAAGAGAATAAGGGACTTCCCCTGATGGAACAACTGACAAATCCAACACCCTGCTAATGAGGGTTGGATAAGTCGATTCAAATGTAAGTGCTGTTATTTCTTCAAATGTCATTATGACCTCTTGGTAATTTTCAATTGAGTGTAAGTTTCGTCAGTTCCTCTACTGGATGCAAACCCTAATCCACTTGAATTTGAGGTAACACCATTTATTTGAATTTCAAATTCGTCTGAACTATTTTTTACAACCAACCTTCCTACTATCCTAACAAACTCATTTCCTTCGTTAATTCCAGAAAGAGAATCGTCGGAGTTACTTAGTAGTTCTGTAGTATTTTGTGTAACATTCTGTAACCTTGCAACAAATCCGTCTATCCTTGCCCCCGGTACATCACAATCTATATCATACTCTCCTACTGGTAATTTAAAATAGTTTGACTCAAGCGTAACAAATCTGGTGTCTCCTGTTAGGTTGTTCAAATCTCTCGTAGCCCATGTTCCTCCTGTGTAAGCACCCCCATCAGTACCATTTTGTTTCACATCTTTTATGTAAGCTACCGGGTTCTGTAGTCCGTTTGGTAAGACAACTGTTCTTTCGTGGTCTTTGATGAAGTCAGCACCTTGTTTTGAAACTTCTATAGTAAAGTTGTAATCAATCAAGTTGTTATTACTAGCGTCAGAAAACTTTGTAGCAATAAAAAACTGGTTACTTGTTACGTCGTAATACTCGGCAGACCTTGTGCCTGTGTAAGAGGTTCCAGCTTGTGCACTTACCGTGGCAGTTATATGCGGCAGTTCGTTTACAAAAACACCACTAGGTATATCTACCTGTACTACCCCTTGACTGTTTCTATTGACTGTAAAAAAACCTTCATGAGATTCACTTAATACTGTTGCAGTACCATTGTTTGATATAACCGCTTTAAAAACATTTTCATTATCAACGTTCTCAAATCCACGAACCGAAACGCCTCTTTTTACTTGATTGGTAAAAACTTGAATAAACGTACTAGACTTTGTTCCGTTTCCAGTGATAAAATTGCTTCCGTTTACCCCTGCATTTAGATACATGGTTTCGGTTTGGGCTACAAAGCTAAAAGAAACAGCCCTGTTTTCTATCTTCTGACCGCCTCCATCGTCATAAGCTAAAACTGCATTTAAAATGTTTCCTGATGCTCCTGCTTGGTCATAGAATGATGCTGATGTACTTATTAAACCATTAAACCTAACCGAACCAGTTACAAAATATCTTTGACCTACTTTAAGACCTGTTACGGTCATTGAAGCTATGTCTCCGTTAGACGTAGCATCTGAGCTTAAAATTTTCTCGTCTACTAGCTCATAGCTGGAAACTTCACTTGGGGCTAGGGCATCCGCATTAAATTGAAAGTCATCAACGGTTAAAACTGCGCCAATGTTTTCTACTTTAGTCTGAAAACCTAATCTCATTTGAGCACAAGTTGAAGGTACGTCAATATAGATTTCAAAAGTTTTAAAAGCAGAAGTAGCTTTTACTAAAACGGTATCAAGAACAAGACTTGCTCCGTTCGTTACATCGTAAATTTCTGGTTTCACATCTACATCATTACCAGTGTAAGTGTAGACAAATTTAGCTCCTGTTTTATTTCCACGAGCTTTGACAGGTACAGCGAAAGCTGGAGCTGCAAAATAGTCATTTAATGAACCAGCAGCTTGAGTGTATCTCAACTGTCTGTTACCTTCTGAATCTGTAAAATCTGAAACAGAACCAGCAATAGAACCACCACCTAAAAAAGTAGCGTTATTCCCGGTGGACATATCAGAAGCATTGTTAACAGAGAAGTCCTCAGTGTGGTAGATGTCTAAACCTCCACCACCTGTTCCAATAGCAATTTCATTTCCTTCCTCATCTAAAAGATATGCTTTTCTATCACTCTTAACGTAGAGCTTAGAGTTACCTGCTGCTGGAGTTGCTGGAGTAACTTGATGAGGGAAGCTAATAGTGGGTAAACTTTTATTTTCTAAAGTTTGAGCTGCTGCTAAAACAGCAAGTGTATCTGTAACGGCAGGGAGAGTAAGTGTCTCAACTCCATCAGGTGAAAAGTTACCAGCAATGTTTCCTGTGAGAGTTTTATTTGTGAGAGTAGCTGTTCCGTTTTCTGAAACAACTTGTCTTACAGCACCATCGTAGAAACTTAGCTTATTGGTAACAGTATTATAGTAAAAGCGACCATTGATAAGTCCCGCCCCTGTGGGGTCTGCTGCCAATAGTTCTGCTTGTGCTCTTTCAAGTTGTCCGTAAACTTTCAAGGTATTCTCCTTACTCTATTACAATGAGGCGATATGACCCTGCTGGTAGTGGGACATTTGTAGTTATTCTGACATCAGATGCAGAAGTGGCCTCAAGTTTAGTATATATTCTCTCAAAATTATTCGCATTATCAAGTAGCTGAATCTGACAGTTTCGGGCATCTTGAATGTTCGAAGAAACATCTATAGTTTTTGTCAGGTCAACTCCGTTGAAAACTTGGTCTCCAATAAATTTACCGATTCCTGCTACTTTCCATTGACCACCTACGTCAACGTAGAGTTTCTCATTATCAGTAGCGTAAGCAATACGACCAATATTGTTCGCACTTGCTCCGGGTAGAGTTGAAGATGTAAAGTTCTCAGCTCTTAGATTTTTATGCTCACCCTTAGAGTATATGTCTCTAAAGAAATGGGTAGCATCACCTAAATCCGTTCCTTGCCAACTTGTAGTAAAACTGGCATCAGTGAAGGGAATAAAATTATCACGAGTAAGAACACTTCCCTTTGTTGCATTGCTCGTTGAAGATAGGATGAGGCCATCAGTGGCATCCGTTCCTCCGATGGCCTCTTGTCCAGCACTTCTACCAGCTAAAAGCAAGTATTGAGTGTGGTCATCATCTAGTAGTCCAGAGATAGCACCGTGGTCAACTTCCGTATCAGGGATAGAGCTGTTCCACTTAGTTCCATCGTAAAAAAGAGTATGTCCGTTAGCAGCTCCTACAAGAGCATCTCTAAAAGAAAGTAGAGTAGACATAGTAATAGTATTTGTTCCATCACTTATGCCTCCACTTAGAAATAAATTTCCAAAACGGTGAGTTGTTCTACCTAAATCAAAACTTGTATCTGTTAATGGTCTGATAACAGCTTCAAGGGCAACATCACCTGTACCATTAGGGCTTAATTGGATGTTTCCGTTTCCGTTTTGCGAACTGATAACATTACCGTCAATTCTAATGTTATCAACGTCTAACCTAGCTATACCTCCAAGGTGGTCTGCTGAATTTAGCGTGACACCAGTAGAGGTAAAGAGACCGCCCAATCGTGGGACAATTAGGCGGTCATCCGTAAGGCCAGAATGGGTTAGTCGAGGCAGAACGACAGAACCCGAACCATTTGGAGTGAGTGCGATATTTCCATTGAGATTTGTTGAGACAATCGAGTTACCAGATAGTGCAAGATTCCCTACATCTACCCTAGTAAGACCGCTCATTTGGTCGGTATCATCAAGTGTTACACCTGATTCTTGAATGGCACTTCCTCCAGTACCATCACTTCTGACAAGCCTATTGTCATTTGTTGAAGCGAACTCAAGTCCAACCAATCTCTCATTTCCTGCTGAATCTAAGCGATAAAGTTTATCGTCAGTTTTAAAATAAAGGGAGTTATAACCAGCAGCAGGGGTAGCAGGAGTTGAAACCTCTTGAAGAACAATGTGTCCGTTAAGAGTAGCAATAGCTCCTGTTATATTTCCAGTTGTTGTTAAATTATCATCGTTAAAATCTACTGTACCTGTGCTTGATACGAGTTGATTAGAAGATAGAGTAAGATTACCAACAAGAACACTCGTTCCAAAGTAACCTGTCCTAAACTTCTCACTTGCAGTACCAAGGTCAAGCAAATTATCAATAGTAGGTCGTGTATTGTCATCAAGTTGAAGATAACCAGAACGAACTCCCGGAGCATCTCCAGCATTGGCGTGAAGAGTAAGGTTCTGGTTTGCAAGGTCTCCACCAAAAATGTGTTGCCCTGCTTGTATGCCAGTAAGAACATCTCCGTTAGAATCTTTATCAGATATTCCATATTTATAAACGTAAACGTCTTGAGTGCTTAATAGAAAATTAGAGAGAATAGAATCTTCTCCCCAATCCATATCATAAACTTTATACCACTGTGGTGCTACATCACCTTCACGTTGTTCCCAACGATATGAGGCTGCTTTCCCATCACCATCATCTAAAACAACTCTATAGTCGTAAAGAGTAGGAGTAACATCACCGGGGTTCGGGGTGTCGGTTCCAGTAGGTAAATCCGCTGGTGTTGCAACGGAAGGTTGAGTGTTTGGATATAAAACTGCAACAAGCCAATCAAGTGCTTGTTGTAAAGTTGTAACATTAGGGAGTGCTGGACTTGAAAAAGCAAAATCCGAAATAGTGTGTTTATAAGGGTGTTGTACTTGGGTCCAAATTTTTGAACGGAGAAAATGTTCTTCAACCATTTCTTAAATCTCCATTGTGGCAGTTACCCATGTGCCAATTTCTTCTTTACTCTTAATAACAATTGTACTTGCAGCGTCTTTATATTCAAGAGTTGTTTTAAGACAAAAATCACCATCCGCTGAGTGAAGTGGTGCTTGGTAGACTTCAATAGCTCTATCCGAGGCATCGAGAAGGATAAACTCTTTTTTAAGCTCGTTCTTGAGAGAGTTGAGCATAGACGTAACTTGGTCTTTATTAGGTGTAGGCATCTTTACTCCTAAAAGAATGGAGACCCCGAAGGGCCTCCATTAATTAACTTAGTAGCTAATTCCGTAGATGATTGCACACTGTCCGGGCTTTTTAACCTCAAGCTCTCCGAAGAGAAACATATCGAGGATATAAGCGTAACCAGCAGTTGTACGAGTTTCGTAGTATTGCTTCCCATCTGGGGCAGTACGCTTTCTCATAAAACCGTTGGTGCGGAAAGTAGCTGCATTCCAATCCATGAAAACCATGATGTCATCATCCCACTCTTGTAGGCCAACAAACTTGAGTTTCTTACGAGTCCCAACTTGCATGATAACAATTTCATCCCATCCGTAGATAGATGCTTTTTCTGAATCAGGAGCAACCTTGAAGTCGCCTTTTCCAAGCTCAACTTTCTTCATACAGTTAGCAAGGTTTTTGTATGACATCATTACATCGGTAGCGTTTCCACGGGCCTTGATTCTTACATCAACGTAAGCATCAAAGATTTTCTCGATGATGTTCGAAGCTGTAATTGATGCACCATTAATGTTAATGGCCTGTAGGAATGGGTAAGCCAATTTTGACTGACCGTGAAGAGTGGCAGAACCACCGTTCGCAGCAGAAAGAAGGGCTGAACGAAGTGAAGTAAAGATGTCTGATGCTGTAGAAACACCGTCATGGTAGAACTTAGCGTTTTGAGCAACTGTGTAAGCTGTAAGGTCAGCAGCAGCACCACCACGAGTAGCGGATAATGTTACTTCACCAGCACTTACGTCAATTGCAATAACGTAAAGGTCAAGAGCGGCAGAATCGTCGTCATCAAGAGACACTTTTTGGTCAAGCATGAAACGGTCGATACGGTCAACAACAATGCGACCAGTAGCTCTGTTTGTATCGTCTACAGCAGTAGCGAAGTGTGGTCCACTTCCAAGCTGAACAGATACAACGTGCTTCATGTACTCCATGAAATCTTCAATCGTGTCTGGAAGAACTCTAAGGAAAGTAGATTCCTTAATTTTTCCATCGTGCTGAATTAAGTCAGTGTGATTGAAAATCATTGAACCCCATACTTCTTTGTATGAGTCAATGCTACCTCTAACGTACTTTGATTGAGCGATGTCGTTAGAAGCTGTTAGACCACCAACTTTAATTGAGGAAGCACCTTGCGCCTTGAAAGGAACAATGATTTTCCCGCCTTTCCACTTGTTGTCTTTTTGAACAGTAGAAAGAACATAGTCACGTTTAATTAACTCTTCTTTAAGAAGAGAGTTTGGAAGATACTCGTTAAGCATATCTTGGAAACTTCTGTCCGTTGCAGAAAATTTAAGATGCGCTCCAAGTACCCATAAAAGAAATCGCACCATAATGTGTGCTGGATTTAATGAGTTCATTATTTACTCCATAAAAAGTTATTATTCAGTTTCAAAATACTTTTCCCTGTGAGCAACAATATCCGCAATGGATTTGAACACAGGTTTTGCAGGAGATTTACTAGCTCCGCCTTGTACGTTAGGCATCACTTGTTTCTCTCTTGGGTCTACAGGAGGAAGAACTGTCTCTGTGGGATTAGCTGGTGTTGCTTGTTCCGCAGGAGCTTCCATTTGCTTAGTTGGTTCCACATAAAAAGGTTTTACATTTTTTTGTAGAAAGCCATCTATAGCTTCTTGAACCGACAGGCTGGTTTTACCATTAGTTCTTTTTTCAATGTCTGCTGCGTAGTCAATAACTGATTTTTTGAAGTTGGTTTGGTCGCCTACTCTTTCGTTATAGAAATCTACATACTTTTTAACATCGTCACTGTTAAGTGCTTGTTCTAATTGCAGTTCTTGGCTTTGAACTTGCTGTGAGTATTGATTTTGTCTAAGAGTGGCGTTCTCTTGGGACATGAAGTATTGAGAATTGCGGTTCTCTATTTCACTATTGTAAGCTGCTTGTTGTTCTGGGGTCAAGCCCTGCTTTTCTAAAATTTTCGCAGCGTGGTTTAAAATATCGTCATCACTTAGTCTTGCCATCTTTTGAATGTTTTCCAAATCTTTAGTATTAACTAGATGGTCAAGATAGTTGAGAGTTGCACTCTGTTCCTCATACGCTGGTCTAATTGTTTCAAGCTCACTTTTAAGGTGCTCGTTTTTAGATTTAACGTGTGAAAGTCCTTCTGCTTTTTGAAAAATTTCACGAATTTCATCCTCACGTTCTTTAGAAGTGATTGTGTCTTTTAACCACTCGGGCATCTTATGTTCTTGGTCCAATGCCTTATAAGAAAGGTCTGGCGTATAAGGTTCCGCTGGAGGTTCCTCACCTTCTACCGGGGGAACAATCTCTTCTTCTGGTTCTACCGGGGGAACAATCTCTTCTTCTGGTTCTTCCGTTGGAGGAACAATTTCCTCTGCTGGTTCTTCTGCGGGGGGAACTTCCTCTTCTGGTTCTTCGTTGATTTCTTCATTCTCTAGCTCATCAGCTTTTTCTCTTAGAGCTTCAAAATCAAACCCACCACCTGTAGATTCAGTTCCGTCCGTTGCTACGTTAAATAGCATCTTTTCCATTCTGCCAAAATTCATGTTTACTCCTTTGTTTGGCTTTAACGAAGGGGTAAAGCTCCTTGTTGAGGAACCTGACCTTGCGGCATTTGTTCTGCCATTTGTGCTACTGCACCTTCATTCATATTCATTAATTTTTGCATAGAAGTACCTTGAGCGTTAAGTTGTTTATCCAACCATTCAAGTGCTCTTTGAGGCATCCTTGCTCTTACTGTCTCACCTTCCGCATCGTTGACATACATATCAACTTTAACCATAGGTCCATCAGTAGGAATGTAACCAGATTGTGCTCTTTGTACCTTCAACTGATTTTCAACTTCTGCTTGCTGGTGTACGCCCACATACTGCTGATAGAGTTGTTGAATCTGGGGAGGTAAAAGTCTAAAGTCTGGTTTCTTCATGCGATTAACCGCACGATTTACTAAATATGTATGGTTGTCGTAAGGACCAATCATAGGAACTTCCCCTCTCTCCATGGCAAGCATATCGTTCTTACTCATGTCGTAGTCGAGAGTTAAATCTCCGTAAGCCTCTTCGTAATTTACAAAAGGCATGGCCCTTATCATTTTACCAATGTCACTTCTTTCTAGTTGACCGCCAACGTATTGAAGTGTGTGGTTGATTGCGAGTTGTTTCCCCAACATAGTATCGGCATCATCACTGATAGCCTCAATGTCGAATCTAAATTTGTTTTTATCAGAGTGCTTGAACTCTTTAATATTGACAATCTCTGATTTTCCTATCATTGGAATAACGTGATATTCTTCGAGATAGTGTCTTGACAATTCGAGAGTAATACGAGCAATTTCTTTTACAAAATCTTCAAACTCTTCTGCATACTTCTTAAACTTCTTTTTGTTTCTCATTGACTGATAAAGAAGTGCGTACTGGTCAAGCTGACCATCTCTTGTCGCACCATCTTCAAAAACATTCATAACTTCGTACATCTCTTTAATTTGAGATTGCATATAAGGGAGATATTGGTCCCCACCCCGACCCGGAAGAATCTTAGGGTCAGCTCCACCCGCAACACTAATACCTCTAACACCCGGTAATTTGCCAGCATCAGAAATGCGAGAACCGTTAGGCATAACAAGTTTGTCATCACCTAAAGTAACTTGTGCTGTCGCAATAGCGGAAGCACTTCTGTTAATTTCAATTTGATAAGGTCTCATCTGTTTAATAGGAGACCTGTATCGGGGTGAAGTAGGAATCTTATTATATCCGGCACTAGCGAATGGCCATACGCCATAAGGTAGTGGACCTTCGGCTATTACTGCATCTCTTGTAGCAAAGAAAAAATAGCCATTTGGATACTCAATGCAAGGACGATAATAATGTTCACGAATAAGAATTTCATTTTTGTTGGTTTTATAGTTTCCACTCTCACCATCAAAAACAAGATAAGAATTTTCTTCATTATTACAAATAGCTTCCCACTTCTTATTGGCATCCTTGTCACCTCGAAGCATATCCTTTACGACACTCTTCTCAGTCATCTTACGAACAATATAGTAAGGGGATTCATGAAGGTTTTGAGAGTGTGGACATCTTAAAAGATTGAAGCCATAGACTTCCTCAATGCACATCTCGCCAGAGTAGACAGGCTTATCCATATCTGGCATGGGCTTGTCATACTCGTTATACATGGGTTCATCGTCCATATCGAGTTTTTGCTGATACCCCATGATGTCACCCTTGTTGACATCCCAATAAATCTTAGCGTGTACTTCTCCAAACTGTGTAAAGTTCTCAGCGAAACAGCGAACCTTACCTCTAAACTTCATCTTCTCTTTTTGGTAGTCCCAAACAGACTTATTCAACTCAGCAGTTTTCTGGTCCTGAATTTCATCTTCGTTATTTGGAACTGGAGTAACGTTTGGAGCATTTGATAAAATGTTTCCAGTTATAATACCGCAAATAGTAGCAGTATGGTTTTTAGTAAGCCTTAATCTCTGACCATCCGTTAGCTCTTTTGTAGAACGAATACGATTCCAAAAACGAGAACCCCTCTTATTATAGTGGTCCCCAGAAACTAAAAGAATGTTTGACCTCATTTCTGAAAATAACTTTTCGTCGGCCGTGTTGGCCTTAGTGTAAAGTTGGTCAAGCTCTGGTGCTGTCAAGTTCGGCATACTTTTCTCCTAACAGTTGTTCCATCTCTTCGATTTTTCCTGTGGCCACAAGTTCTTCATGAAGTTCTGGGTCTGCTATGTGCATAGTTGAAAGTTCGTACTCCATCTCGATGATTTCAGCCTCAAGTTTTGCAGCTTGTTCACTGTCGTCAATTTCTTTTTCAATTTCAGGAGATACTTCAAGAGTTTTAGGCCCTTCAATGGCTTTCGAAGGTAAAGGCAAAGGTGCGATGGCTTCCTTTTTGGCGTTAAAAGAAAACTTGAGTTCTCCCATCTGGAAATCGGAAACTCCACATTCTTTGCATTTTTCAATTATTGCACAAATATCTTGTCGTTTAAAAGTTATTTTTTCAATCATACAAGTCGTTCCACATATCGAGTTCTTGTCCTATTTCATCAGAAATTTTACTATCCTGAAACATCATCCCTCTTCTGTAGTCTATTTCCAACTCTTCCGGGGTCTTTTGTTTCTCTTTTTCCTCTTTCTCTGAATAATTGTCTGCCACGTTTTCGTAGTTCCAATTTATCCCGGCCGCAAGGTAACGAACTGTATCCGTAAAATCGTCTTTCGCATTTTCCTTACGAACCAGTTTAGTAAGGCCCTCAATTTCGATAGGAAGTTCTTCAAGTTCTTCGGTATCAAAAATATCGAGCATATTATTTTTAAATAAAGTATTAAGAATGTCATAACCACGTTCGTGATTTTTTTCTGCTGGAGTAAAAGTCTCACTGAGTCGGGATGCGTAGGTGTGGAAATCTTTAGCCGCCCAATCATACCATTGAGTAACCATTCTCATCCCGCCCCTGATTTCCCTGTACTTATCAAGAATATCTGATGAAGTTGTTGTCTCCATCTTATTACCCTTCCACCCCTTAAATACAACACCCTTCGTATAATCAGGCTTAACCGCCACAAAGGTCATTGCAGCGGGGTGTCCTCCCTTTCCTCCTGACCCAATATCAACCGCACTATAGAGGTGCCAATCTTTTGGGATTGGGTAAGGTTTGACAACATTTCTAGTACGACTGAACGAGGGAATCCGTAGGCCCTCATCCATAACAAATCTTCCGTAAACTCTTTTCTTGACTTCGTTTTCAGTCCCGCAGTTCGCAATAACTTGAGCAATCTTTTTTTCCGTCCACGGTGTATTCGTATCTCCATCTTCATACTCCAAACAATCAAACATCGTAGCGTGTATTTTTAAAGCATCCTTAAAAGCCTCATCCCTTTTTCCAATACGCTCCATTGCCCGATACCAAAGAGCTTGTCCCTTCGTCGCAGTAAAACACATATTGTAATACCCATCGTTCGCCACAAGTCTCAGCATAACTTCGTCAAACATTTCTTCTGGCATTTCCTCATCCACAAAAACTGCATGAAGTGAAGCTGCTTGAATCTTATGAACATCCTGCGAGTAAGTTTTAAAATAAGTAGGAGGCCCATTGTTCCAAACTATTTTCTCAAGCTCTCCATTTTTATATTTGGCCGTCCATCCGTATTTATCATGACGTTCCATCTTTCCACGAGGCATAAACTCTGGAACCCACTTCGTCTCAAACTCCTGAGTGGCCAGTTGTTTAGATGGATACATATACCAAAAAAGTCTAGGAGTAGTTCGCCACAAGTGCGGCCATAACTTATCCTCAGTGGACCAATGAACTAGTTTACGAATGTTGGTTGAACTCTTAGAAATTTGATTGGCAGCACAGAGTAGAGTTACTCTGTTAGTAGATTCAAAAAATGTTCTTGCCCACTTGTAGAATTTAAACCCATAAAGGTGTGGAAGAGATTCCTGTAACTCAGCTTGAGCTTTCAGAACCTCCAATCTCTTTTGTTGTTCCATCAACTATTTCTGCCTCAATTACCTTGGCCTTATTGCCTGAGATTTTGTTCTCAAGTCTTCTAATTTCTGCCTCTATTAAATCGTTCTCATTCTCCACAGAAGTAACACTTCTATCAGCGTTTTTATGAAGATGGAGATTCTTATTTGTCTGTTCAATCTTTTGAACGACCCCGCCCCTTGCTCTATCGTCAAGCATTTTTACGGTTTTTAACATTAGGTCTGCTGCCTTATAATTTGGAACAGTAATTATTTGCTCCACCCCGTTTCTTTTAACCGCTTTTTTCTCGTATAAAGGAAATTCAAAAATTTCTCTTACACGGTTAAGCCCAGCATGAAGTGCCTCTTCAATAACATCATCGTATCGAGGAAGAGGCATTAAAATCCATGCCTGATACTTGTATTTTTCAACGGTGCTTAGAAAAAGGTCTAAAGAACAAATTCCCATCCAAATGTTCTCTGCTTGCATACTTCTTTTTTGATCTTGAGCAAGGTCATATTCAATCCAAAATCTCTGTCTCAATCTATTGAGGGTCGGGGTGGGCTTAACAATTTTCTCGAGACTTTTCTCATCTTTTCTCAAGTATAGGCGAACACTTGAGTGCTCAAGTCCAGCTTGAAATACTTCTGGAGCTATATTAATCAAAGAACGAGGGTTTTCACGCTCAAATAAATCGTGAGACCGGGTAAGCTGGTATAATTCAGCTTTTTTAGGGTTAAATTCTTCCATATCCAATAGGTTAGAGGGATGGATGGTGCGGGGTCAACAAGATATTGAAAAAAGACCCCCCGGTTTTTTTCTGCGCGGGAAACACCATCTTGAACATTAACGCACGACCCCCACCCCCCCAATAAAATTTGTAGATTTTAACCTACTTTCAAGCACTTAGCTTAAGTATTTGATTTTATTAATGTAAATAATTTTAGTAGGATTTGTAAGTGCTTGAAACCCCGAACCGACTGTCCTTTTACCCCCGATAATAACAGTTATCGGGGGTAACTATTTCGAGATTCTGGGGAGTTATGACGCGGGATGGTACGAACATGGTACTAAGTACGAACGGTCGTGCTTTTTATTCCCGGACCGGGAAGGAACTATAAGTGGTGCGGATAGTCTTTATCGTAGACGATAAGAAAAAAGTATAATCTTTTTAGGTTGACAACGTATGACAACGGTTGACGTTTGTTGACTTTATGCGCTATAATGACCCAACGCTTAAAACTATTTCAGAGGAGTAAATTATGGAAAACGATGAGCTTTATTGCGAATATTCAAAGCAGTATGTTTGTGCTGAATTAGAGGAGCTTGTAGACGCTGTTTACAAGGGTAAAACTATTAAAGTTTGTGAGTCATCAATAAACGATGATTTTTTTCTTTGTGATGAATGCGGTCAATATCACCACAAAGACGAATTAACCGAAACTGCTCAATGTAGAGAAGTTTGCAATACTTGTATAAATGAGCACTATTTTTATTGTGATGATTGTAACGAATATTATCATAACGATGAACACACAAGAGTGTCTAATGGTGATTCTATTTGTGAGTCATGCCTAAGTGATAACTATTTTTATTGTGATGATTGTAACGACTATTACCACGTTGATGAAATGCATTCTACCGCTCGTGGTAATTATGTTTGTGATTCGTGTGTAGAAGACTATCACTCATGCTCTGAGTGCGGGGCGTACAATAGTTCACCTACTAATGAGGAAGAATGTTATGAGTGCGGTCATTATGAT